TGTCATTCCCATTCGGTCCGCATCGGTCTCCGACAAAGTATATCTTGTCGTATTTTTCAAAATTCTTAAAGGCATAAGTTTTATCCCATCCTTCAGGGTAAATATCGAATGATGTATCTCCACCCATTTTTACCACTACATTCTCCAAGCCGGCTGCATCAAACTCTTCGCGAGCAGTCTTGAGCCACTTATTCCTGATCCAATCGTGCTTGTCCCACAGGACCCAAGACGATCTATCTGCGGGGTTAGCTTGACGCCCTATGGGGCACCAATTTAAAGTCGAACCTCTGTAGTTTATGAAATGCCCGGTAAGTGGAAGATGTCGGTTGGCATTTATTATCGAAAACTGTAGGGATGTAACAATCCTTATTAATCGTTTCCAATTTGATTCTCCCAACTCTTGCCTCATGTTTCTTTCGTAAACTACGGGAAATTTCTTATTGTGTATTCTATAATACTTTGTGCCATTGCAAGGCATAAGATGAATTGTGGATGTGTCGAACGCTATGTGCTGAAAAAGATCACTGCACTGTTCTTTTACGTACTCCATATCTGAACCAGTCACGATGCCGATTTCAAAACCTGCTCTTTGCAACTGTATTAATTTATCAGTGACCTTTCGAGTCATTGGTTGTCTTGCGGGCGTCAGTGTGCCGTCCATATCGAACAATACTATGTTCTTCATGATTCCTCCTAGTTGTATATGTATTATAACATATCTCGGAGGGTTTGTCAAGTTGAATTACAAACTCTTTCTTCTGAATTTCTTCTTCATCAAATTGATTAGGTCATAGTTTCCGGGAGAATCGTAGTAATGGCGTATATTGTATTTCTTTGCTAAGCCTAGGATTTGACGCTCTTTATGAACTATGGATTGATCAATTTTCAGTGTTAGGTTGGGTTTATTATCCTCATCTCTTTCTAGCCTAAGACTATCAATATCCGCAGAAAGTTCTCTGACTAGCTCAATGTCTGCTTGTAGTTGGTCTTGATCGGCGATTGATAGATTGGATTTCATCTCATCCAAGATCATTTGTTTAAGTTTTGCTTCTGTTAGTTTCATTTAAGTTGCTCCAAGGCTTCTTCGATTGCTTGCTTTTCTGTAGACAACATAATAGCATCGGCGGCTCTGAGGTCCTGCTCTGTTTTCAAAGATAATTCAAACATAGGTGGTATCGATACTCTCCCATCAGCGATGGACTTACTGGTCTTTGACCCGGATTTGCCTTTTGTAAAAAGACGAACTGAGTATCGCAGAAAATCGTCATTAACATTATACTGCACTTTAATACTCGAGGATCCCACCGTATTTTGATCCCCCCTTTCCCAGATGCGATTATTGTATCTTGCATGCATTGTTGGCGCTTTTGTGTATTTGCTAACATCATAAAG